GTAACTCTGAATCGCCATACAACTTGTCTGCGATCATCTCTGGTGTCTCACCCTCTTTCACATCGTAGGTATCAAAAATAGATACGTTTTCTTTTACCTTTGCTCGCAGACGAACCCTACGCAAAAGATTTGTAACCTCCTTGAAGTTATAGTTTCCAACAGAGTCGTATGGTATGATAGGAAATGCAGAAAAGAAAGACATAATTAGAAACCTTCCTGAGCTCTTTGTCTGGTAATAAGTTCCATTTCCTTGAAGTTTAACGTCATTGTGGTCTCCACTGGAGGCGCACCCCTTGAGTTCCCATCAAACGCTTTGAACCTATCTCCACCGTAACTTATGTTCATACTCTCTAAAACACAAGTAGATATTTTGTGAAGATATTCATTCTCTTTTCCAACGTACATATATTTAATGTCAAACGTATTTGGTATCTTTAGATTTTTACCTGTGAATCCTTCAGCCGAAGATTCCAATCCCTCTGGTAACATATTTATTTTAAATGCATCAACGATGTTTTTTATCTCATCTGCTTCTAGTTCACTCTTTGGTATCATTTTAAATGTATATTGAAATCCTCTTTTGGGTAAACCTTTGAACGCTATTTCCATGCGGTTTGTCATAATGAACCCTTGATTTATTTCAAAAACCTCTCTAGCGCCAGTAAAGCCAGGTATTGTACCTATCCCAGCGAGACCCAACTTTTCTGCACCCTCAGCAAGTTCACCACGACCTTCAACAATTTCCTCTGCCGCCCCTTGTATACCACGCCCTGCCCCGATTGCGTTTGCAACATCGGCAGCAGTGGCTGTAGCTGCACCTATCTCGGTATCAGTGTAGTTTGCGGTGTAACTAACATTCAAGGTTGGTGGCATATACAATGCGATTGCGGTGTCTAATCTTGTTGTTGGGGGTCTTACAACTCTTGCGGTATTGTTTGATTGTTCTAGGTTCGACTTTCCCCTTCCTCGTAAATCATTTGGATTAATTGTTGATTCACCTATACTTTGACTGAAACCATCTATCAAACTGTCAAGACCTAATTTGTTTGTTATTTTTTGAAACTCTTGACCAACCCCACTTGATGAAATCGTGTCTGTTGCAACATTGATAAAGTCTGATATACCTTGCTCTGCTTTCTGTTTTAAAAGATTTGAAAAACCTCTACCAGAAGCTTGCCTCCTACCAAATGATATTTTTGCGTTTTGTTGTTCATTGATAAAAAATATCATGTAGTGACCATGATTACCCAACCCCTGATCTGGGTTAGTTACATCAAGTGGAAAGGTAAATGCTTTTGGATCGAGAGATGGTCTCCTTGCATCATTGTTTGTTGGTTCACCACGATTAAGTGCAGAACCGATGACGCCTGGCAAATTACCTAAAGTTTTTTGTAATCCTTGATTTGCAAGCGATACTGCTTGACCTTTTACGATGTCGATAAATGCTGGCATATAAATAGTCCTATTAGTTTAAGTATTTATACAACATGGCGTACAGTGGAATATATAAACCAGTAAATCCTCAAAAATATCGAGGTAATCCTAATCAAGTAGTCTATCGTTCTCTGTGGGAACGTAAACTTATGGTGTATTGTGATCATAATGATGCGGTTCTTGAGTGGGGTAGTGAAGAGGTTATCATACCCTATATATCGCCTTGGGATGGTAAAATACACCGTTACTTTCCAGATTTTTATATGAAGGTTAAACAGTCTGATGGGTCAAAGAAAAAGTTTATTATTGAGGTCAAACCAAAAGCACAATGTAAACCACCAATCAAGAATCCTAAAAGAAGAACTACGAGGTGGCTGAAAGAGGTTCAGACATGGGGTGTCAATCAAGCAAAGTGGAAATCTGCAACCGAATATTGTAACGATCAAGGTATGGAGTTTAAGATATTAACTGAAGATCATCTCAACCCCAAGTATAAATAATCATATGGCAACAGAATTTATACAAAAAGTAGTTGAAGCAACTGGTGGTAAAGATCGCTCAATCTCTTGGTTTCAAAATAAAATAAGAGAGTTTGGTTCTCCAACATCTGCACAACTTATTCGTGAGGGAAAAAGAAGGTCAACACCTTTCTTTGGAAAACTAAATATGTTTTTCTACTCACCAAAATACAAAGACAAACTACCTTACTACGATAGGTTTCCTCTGGTGTTACCACTAGAAAGTTTCAGAGGTGGATTTCTGGGTATTAATTTACATTACCTACCGATACCACTTAGAACCAGACTACTTGACAGATTATATGAGTTCAGTAGTAACGACAAGTTTGATAGTACAACAAGACTGACAGCTACATATAATTCTGTAAGAAATATACCATTGGTAAAACCCACACTCAAAAAATATTTGTACAACTTTGTGGAGACACAGTATCGTAGAATAGATGCAGATGAGTTTGTTGTTGCAACCCTATTACCTGTGCAAAGATTTACAAAAGCGACCAGTAGAAAAGTCTGGAGAGATTCTAGGAGTATGGTCTAATGTCAGATAGATTTAATTTAGGAAGTTTTATCGAATCAGCTGCGTATGCAGCTCTTGATGAGATTTTTGCAGAGTTTCGTAGTGATGATGGTTTTGCAAGACCGACACGTTATGAGGTTTTTTTCTTCCCACCAGTATCTAGAAGTCAAACCAATATTTTTGCACAAGTCATGGGTCAAACCGTTGCAGATCAAACCGCAAGAAAAACCTCATTGCGTTGTGAATCCTTTGAATTTCCTGGCCGTAACTTGGACTCTGCACCTGACACAAACATTTATGGGCCCGAAAGAGAAATTGTTCAAGGTTATTCTTATGGTGATGTAACTGCGGTTTTTCAATGCTCATCTGACATGAAAGAGAAAAGATTCTTTGAAACATGGCAACGACTTGCATACAATCCTCAGACTTGGAGTATGCAATATTATAACGATTATACTGGTTCAATAAAAATATTCCAGTTAGACGAAACAGACAGACAAAGATATGGTGTTGAATTGGTTGAGTGTTTTCCAAAGACAATAGCTGCACAACCAATAGCATACGCATCAGTAAACGAGATACAAAAAGTATCGGTCACATTTGCATACCGATACTGGAAAGATTTAAACGATGAGGCTGACTTACCCAAACCACTAACACAAAGGGTTGCTGAAGCAGTGTTAAATACTGTAGAAAGTAATATAGTATCACAGATACCAAAAGTGTTAAGGAAATTATAAGGATGAAACATTATGGCATTACCAAAACTAGACACGCCAACCTATAGGTTGACGATACCTTCAACAAGGGAGGAAATAGAATATAGACCATTTTTAGTTAAAGAACAAAAATTATTAATGATGGCTCAAGAGAGTGAGGATGAACGACAAGTTATAGATACGGTGGGTAAATTAGTTAGTTCATGCACTTTTGAAAAGATTGACTCAGACAACTCACCACTGTTTGACATTGAATATGTATTTTTAAAAATAAGAGGTAAATCTGTCGGAGAAAAAATAAAGTTAAATCTGACCTGTCCTGACGATGAAAAAACACAAGTTGAGACAGAGATTGACTTAGAGGATGTATCGGTACAGATGGCAGCTGACCATACAAACGAAATACAAATAACTGATACTGTTAAAATGTTTTTAAAATATCCGATACTAAAAAATATGAAATCGGTTGCATCAGATGATAGTCAAACCAAACAAGTGTTTGAAGTTTTAAGTCAGTGCATACATGAGATTCATTTTGGGGAACAGGTCTTTAATCGTGTTGATATATCTAAAAAGGATATCAATGAATTTATAGATCAATTAACATCGGGACAGTTTGATAAAATATTAGATTTTTTTAATACTATGCCAAAATTGCGTCATGTGATTCCAGTTACGAATCCCAAGACGAAAGTAGAAAGTGAGGTTGTAGTGGAGGGCCTGGCAAGTTTTTTAGTATAAGTCTTTCTCATGATAATTTATTTAATTATTACAAGACTAATTTTGGAATGATGCAACATCACAATTATAGTTTGACAGAGTTAGAAAATATGATGCCATGGGAAAGAGAAATCTATGTTGGATTACTTTTAGAACACATCGAAAAAGAAAAAGAGAGATATGAAAGGGAGAAAATGAAAAATGGATGAGGAAATAAAAAAACATCACCCAGCAGATACCAATGGTGATGGGACGGTATCAGATGAGGAACATCGACTATACCTAGAGTTCAAACGTAAAGAACTTGAGGACGCAGATGCCCGTAGAGATGCAATGCGTCACATGACATGGTTTGCACTGTTCGGTATGTTGTGTTATCCATCAGGAATTTTAATCACCTCAATGTTAGGATTTGAAAGCACCGCAAAAATTATTGGTGATATTGCACCGACATATTTTGTTGCAATCTCAGCGTTGGTTGCAGCCTACTTTGGTGCAAACGCATACGCAGATAAGAAGAGTAAGTAAATGGCAACCGCAACTTTTGATGACATTTTAGCTGCACAGAGAGAAACCAATGAATTATTGGGGAGACAAAGAAGTCCTCTGGATGGACGCACTGGCGCTGGTAAAGCACTTTTAGATGCACAAAGGGAAACCACCTCTATTTTGAGTGGTGAACTTCAAGATTTGAAGGGTAAACAACCAAGTCCATCACAAATAAAGGAAACAAATAAGGACACTAAGAACGAACAAGATGCACGATTCGGTGCATTAGGTAAAATATTCAAAAACCAAATAGGAAAACTTGCAACTGCCTTTAGTAATTTAAACAGGGCTGCAAAAGGTGGTATTCTTGCTGGTTTAACTGCTTTAGGACTTTTTGCACTTGCAAAATTTTTACGAAGTAAAACATTTAAACAGATTGCAGATTTAGTGACAAAACAATTGCAACCAGCATTAGATAATTTGTATAAAAATATTTTAAAACCTCTTATTGATTTTTTTGCTCCAAAATTTCAAAAGTTTTTTACTGAATTACTTGATTTTTTAGAAGATCCTACTCTTGAGGGTCTTGGTAAATTAATCATGGATAACAAAATTGCAGTTGCATCACTAGCTGTGTTACTCGCACCAAAACTTTTTCTAAAAGGATTAAAAGCTGCATTTTTCCTCGGTAAAAAATCTTTGAAGTTTGCCATGACCGCACTCACAACAGATTTAGGAAAAGTCGCAACAGATTTAAAAACAGTCTCCACAGATATGAAAAAGAAAGCAGGGGTACAACTCGGGAAAATGAAATTGGCTGCAGGTGCCCTAGTCACTTCTACTAAAGCTATACTAGCACCTCTTGTGACTACTGCAGCAGTTTTTACTGGTGCGGTTGGTCTTTTTCTGGGTCTCTTAAATGCCGTTACTATTTTAACGGATGATATTCAATCAGGTAACTTAACATTTGGAACAATTGGAAGGATGTTCAAAGGGTTTCTTGAAGGATTAGCAGAGATTCCCACTATGATTGGTAAAATGATAATACCAGAGGATATTAGAGAGAAGGTGATGGTTGGAATTGGTGATTTTGTAGATGATGCAGTAAAGGGAATAAAAGGGATAGGTGAATTTATATCGGAAATTTTTGAAAAATTTGGAGTTGGTTTCAATAGAATAAAAACCGATGTCGGAGCGGGAATAAAAAATGTCTTTGATTTTTTTGAAAGTATTCTTGCACCTTTTCAAAGAGCAGTCAGAGCGTTTAAAGAAACAGATGGTTTCCTTCTAACTAAGGTGGGAGCAGCAATGGATGCTTTTGGTGATCCAAACTTTTTTGGAGAACCCCCTCCACCGATTGAGGGGGCCTCTTCAGATACCAGAACAGGTCAAAGGTTTGCAGATGCGTCATTAGATAAGGCTGGAAGGGATGCAACAGTCGTTATATCAAATACTGTTAATAATGTTGATGCATCATCAGGAAAAGGTGCCAATACGAATAATTTTTCTAACACCCCTATAGCAGATAGGTCAGATCCATATATTAAGACCTCTTAACAAAAAAATACCCCCCTTGCAGGCGCCTAGGGGGGTATGGACGTTTCTCGATTTGATCAGGGACTAGTATGACATCGAGTGGTAGTGCCGACCTTATGCGTTGGCTAACTTCTCAAAGTATGCCATTGTGTCCTCTTCCTTTTCCTCAGAAGATTC